CGAAGAGTTTAGTGACTTCTGGTTTCATACGCAGAGTCTTAGTAACATATTGTGGCAATGCCATGTTATTTCCTTAATAGAATTAATATTTGATAAATGAACCATTTTCTCCGTCTTCGGAGATCTCGATCCAAATCTCGCGACTTGGATACTTTTGTGAAATCTGTTGATATAAATCTTCAGACATCATTTCACAACTCTTGTGGTCGAGGCTCAAAACGGAACCTTGACCATTATACAACGATTCGAGCCATCGTTTGAACTGGATGAATTCGATGTCCCGATCATCGTGTTGCACATTGATCCACACCCTGAAATGAAAAATGTGGCGATGAGGATAACCCAAAAAAGATACATCATATTCGTCTCCTGTGGCCAATGCTGGATCTGTCAGCGCCGCAGGATATTTATGAATACCTTCTTTACGAAAAGTAACCCAGATCATTTGGTTAGGTCTAATGTCTTGTTTGATAATCATTTGATGATTTTATCGTTATTGTAATCTGTCCACGGAGTGAACTTCTTACGGTCTTTTAAATCGTGTAGGCTATGTGACCACACGCCGGGATTAGTTGCTCGAAAATCTTTGTCATCGATTTTAAGCATGGTGTTATAATTCCATAATTTGATGTATGGAATCGGAACTCTTATTTGCGGAATAAAATTATCGTAGTCATTTAATGGACCGTCATTAAATTCTTCTACGGCACTTAAAGGAATGTCTAAACTACACAGACGTCCTAAATCTAAAAAGTATCTAATCATAGTTTCCCATTCTCTCCATTCTTTCGGAGTTTGTGGATTGAAACTATGATTAGCACCAAAGAAAATATGCGTTTGGTCGTGCATACTAACAGTGATGTTGTCGATTGGTTGAATACCGACTACAAACAATGTAGGCATTCCAAAAGCTGGTGTATGTTCTACTTCGGTTCCTGTAAAGAAATTTACATCTTCTTTAACACCGTCATCATAATCACGTTTCATTTTTTTGTTGATACCTATATTCTCGTTTTAACCAATATTTGTATTTGTCCCAGTACTCTTTTATTGTATAGGATTTTTCATTAAACGTCAACCGTTCTTCGGTATTTTCTATCCAAATTCTTTTAACCCACGCTCTGAATTTAGAATCTGAGTTCATACAATGTCTTCGGAAAGTTTTCTTAGTTTGTCGTCGTCGGGATTAGCAAAATCGATCTCTTTGGCTGTCTTTTCTACATCTTCAAAAAGATTATCATAAAGATTATCCGCAGGACCACCTTGTAGTCGAGCACCTTCTAAACTCTTCAAGAAAGGTTTAGCTTGATTAATCAAATCGAATGCCTCATCCTTAGTTTTGGTATTAAACAAATCTTCAACTAGGCTATCAAAATATAGGATATTACGGGGAACCCAATCGCTATATTGATCTGCGTTGCTTTCAGCATCTTTGAGTTTATGCCAATGTGTCCAATGTAATTTGCCTTTAGTCTTGGCAATTTCAATGTCCATTAACTGTTGAGCACGTTGTACAGCAACGATATGACAGTAAACATTATGACCCATCATTAGAGCGTAGGCAAAGCTATCCCAACTTGTCTTACCTTCTTTACCAATCTTGTTTAACATTCCCGGAGCATAGTGACAAATGTCACCTACTGTTAACCTGCGGCCGATTTCCGATTCGAAGGGGAACGGGATATCTGATTCTGCGAGTGCTTTGTTATCGAAGGCTTTGTCCATAATAACACTCCACCTTTTTGTTGTGTGTTGTGCGTTGGTGTAGACGAGCCCGTGGGCTGTTGCGATGAACGGACTGGCGCAGTCAAAAGATATGGTAATTTCTTCATTGATGTGTTTCCTAATTTGTCGTTGGATTAAAGTTAAGTAACAACTCCAGTCAAGTTGCGCTGTACCCAAAAAGTGGATCCAGTTTTTGCCCTTCAGCAAACCATCTTCTCTTAACGTCATTAGACGTTTAAGAGTAATATCCATTTTACACATATTAGCCCCGCCAAATGCCCAACCTTCTGCTTCTCGTCCGGCATAAGGGCCATTTGGATCGCTAAATTCTTTTACACCTTGATACCATTGTTCTGCTGTATCCCAGTTACCACCTTGTAGTACATTAAGCCATTTAGTTTGGCCTAAACGATTATCTAAGAAATATTTGTTATTGAACTTGGTCTTTTCCAAACAATCTTCGAATGTCTTTAATCCAGTCTTTGGACTGTGAATATGATCACATGCCCATGTTGGGACATCAAGCATCATTGACCAATCGGCAGTAAGTTCGAGCCATTCTAAAATACTTTGACGTGTCTTGGTTGCCGACGGTCCTTCAAAATCTAACCAGTCGAACTTAAGAACCCCTTTACCAATTTGGTATCCACCGGAGTCTCCTAGGATCATCGTATTACCGCGATCGCGTTGTTGGATCATTGACTCTTGTGTTAAACTCTTATTAAGGTCTAACTGTGCATGTCCTGCTGAATACAAGCCATACTTGTATGTGAAATATCCTTCTTCGGGATTTAGAAAGTTCATGCCTTCGATACCTCGATCAAACCCCTTGGGAATACGATCATCTGGAATAAACTTTTCTAATCTTTGTTTGGCTATGTAAGTGCTATAAAAACTACTGATAGCCGGCAAATAGACAGCATAGTCTTTCTGTAATGGTGTTAGGTTAACTGGTGGTTGTTTCATGTTCATCTTTGCTTAGTATCTCTGTTACTGTTAATTGTTCTTCTAATCGTTTTATTTCTAGCTTGGTTTTATTTAGGTTTTGTTTGGCCGCCTTAACAGCAGGGTGATCTGAAGGCAATATTATTAACAGTTCTTCTTCAGCCTTCTTCTTTTTAGCCCATTCTAATAGCAGTTTTGTTTCAGTATCGAGTTCTACAGTAGCATAGCTGGTGTTTATGATCTGCCAACTAGCCCCATCAAACACTTGCATATCTGTCCCATTGATTCTGATCATTCCTTGTATAGGATTATTAGAGTTTGGAGAAACATACTGTAAACTGGTGTTGCCACCGTTTACAGCAATGCCGTTAGATCCCATTAACCCTTTTATCATGCCTGTGCTGGAATAATATATTTGTAAGTTGCGATACCGCTATCAAGTTCAATCTGCATGGCACCTTCATTGCTAAAACTAACTTTAGCATTGTTAGCATCCGCAATCTTTAGGATGTTCAATACACTAGCAACGGGCCAAGTCCACGCTCTATTTAGGTTACCTGATACATTAGTTGCGAAAATAAATTCACCACCGTGTGTGCTTTGGTCGCCGAATATAAACTTTAGATTTCCACCTTCTGTTTTAGTAAGGAATGTAGTATGTTCGGTATTGGCAGCAGCCTGGAAGCTGAATCGTTGTATGCTTTGAACTGTAGGATTAACTTCAACGTCCCACTTAACACCTTTGAATTTGATAGTCTTCAATTTTTCATTGATGATCTCAGTGTTCATAAAACGATAGTCGTTTTTAAAGTCACCTGTTTCATTTTCAAAGTGTAATCCAACAGGTAAGGTTTCTCCGTTGCGATCAGCATGTACAACTTCGATCTTGGCCTTTTCTTTGTATTCAGGACATTCTAAATGATATTTCAATTTGTTTAATTGTGGCATACCAAAGATACCAACGAGGTCTGCGTAAGGAGCGGCTGTTTCTCCATACATGATAACACTACGGTCATCTGCCATAGAGTCAATATTTGTTTTATCTTCTGTTCCAGTAACCTTGACGGTATTTAGAAAACCGAGATTGTGTGTATGAGATACGATGTCTTTTAAGAGTGATTGCATGATAATTTCCTTTATATGATTTTATTTAGATTTGCGACAAATGTCAAATAAATTTTATTCAAAACTGAATAAACTTCCGAACGTGTTATTCTGGGTAGTAGATTCTAAATCCCATTCCAGAACACCAATGAGATTATCGAGTTTGTTGTTGATAATAGTTGCTTCCATCTCAGCATGATCGAATGGTAGTTCTTGGAACCATTTAGGCAATCGTAACTCGTCAACGGGATATGCTACGCTGGTATAACCTAATGGATTATCTTTGACCTTACAAACAATAACTTTCATACCGTCGACGATTTGTTGACTATATTTGTCACCGTTCATGCGTTTAAGAGTATTCCAATTAATGCTAGCGCGAACATGACCTGGCATATTAGCCTTACCTGCTTTCTTTTCCTTCTCTTGGTACTCCGCGATGTTGTTAGCACGTTTTGGACTACCTTTCTCCCAACCAGGTCTTGCTTTAAACTCAGTTCGGAATTCTCCAATAAGGTCGAGAATTTCTTTTTCTCCCGAACCGTTGAGTACCCTAGTTAGAATGTCCTCTAGGAACTTCTGCATGAATTCCGGCGTATCACTACGCTTCAAATCAAGACCCATGGCCTTGATCTTACCAGGTTTGCCATCTACATCAGTGCGTTTACCTTCCTTATCATAGTACAGCACCGCATAACGTTTCTTGGTAATGAACAGGCCTTTTATAGCAACGATTTCGCGTCCTGCTTTGATAACTTCGCCACGAGACTTTGGACAGTGGAAGGCATCTAACATAAATTGTGGAAATGTCGAATTCACTTCCTCTGATACAGAATCATATAACTGTATCACAGTTTCTTTGGTCCACGGAATTTCTTTTTTATCTATTTCTTTTCGAAGGCTTGTATAGGCTGTAAAGTAAGCACTATCAGTATCGCCATAGATAATAGCTTTTCCTGTGTGATTATATTCTCCCGTAATAACTTCATTTATTTTGCCGGCCATGTGACGAGCAATGCTTCTACCGGTAAGGGTGGTTGACTGACCAATACGATTGTCGAAAAAACGACAACCAGCATTAAGGATAGCACCGTACAAACTGTTAAGGTTAATCTTTTTAACGAGCTGTCGTTTGTCCCAATATTCTTCTTCAATTTTGTTCTCCGCTTTGATACATTCTTTTAGTTTGGCCTGCATTTCTTTACGTTCAGCATACCATCTCTTTAGCAGTCCGGGAATAATTCCTTCGTATTCGTATGTAAAGATAGTGCCATTAGCTGACAACATCCACGGCTGATTGCTTTCGAAGATCATGTCGTATGCTTGTGCTCCGCTAACAACATCAGTTTCACCGTTTTCCCAATCAATCGTTATGTCATTGGCTATGTCTTTGTTCATAACAAATTCATATTCGTTGGTACTAAACTTACCTTCCCAGGCTGCAGCGAAACTATTACCTTTAGCAATTTTTGTTTCAATTTCTGCTTTGGTATAAGTTTGACGTAATTGTCCAACGATGGTCTCTGGACCCATGTTTAGTGCTCGAATTACACTTGGGTATAGACTGTTAATATCCATTGATCCGATATAGTCATGTAGCCCTTTTTTAGGATATGCTACATAAGCACCTGCCGCTTGTGTATCGACTAAATCATCTCTATTGGCCCTGGTAGGAACTATTAGGCCTCTATGATGTGCTTCGTTAATGATAGCCTGCTCAGTAACTGCTACAGCACCCATAGTAGTGGCTAACAATACTGTATTTTCGTGGGCAACTGTATTGGCTAGATCGATAAATTTTAGTTTCTTATCTAGTTTATCCAACAGCGCACAGTCTTGTCTGTTGTATTCGATAAACTTCTTGAAGTCGTTGTTATATAATTGATCCAACGTACCTTCATAAACAGTTTTTGTTTCGCCTAGCTCATATTCTGCAATGGCATCTAGTCGATAACTGTGACGTTCCTCATAAGTATACTTACGGTACAATTCGAGACTGTCCAAATGAACGCGACCAACCAAGTCATAAGTAACAGCATCTTTTCCGTATTTCTCATATTCTCTCTTTTTAGGGAAGTGATTCCATAAACAGAATCGTCGAGTGTCTTCTTTGCTCAAGATTCTGATAGTTCTATTTACCGTGTAGGGTATATCGAATCCTTCACTGTTCCATCCACTTAATACATCCGCATCATCTATCAAATTAAGGAATGTGTCGAGCATTTCTGCTTCGGATTCAAATAATATGGTATTAGGAAAGTCCTTAACTTGCTCTTTGGCCTGTTCCATAGTCAGCGTCTTTGGAGGAATAGCCAAACATACTAGTGTATCTAACCACTGTAAGTGTACAGCGATAGCAGTAATAGGCATAAACGGATCATCAGGTGACGCATATCCACGCTCTGGATCAAAGTCTACTTCAATGTCGAAAAACGCTACATTTAGTTTTGGAGCATCTTTGCCAAGATAGTTTTCCTCTAGGCAACGGAATACTGGTTTGATGTCACTTTCATAGAGTCGTTGATTACTGTGTATCCTAAGTTCTTTTTGGAACTCTTTAAAATTTCTACAGGTAACTTTTGATAGTGGTTCGCTGTGTATCGAACGATATTTTCCTCTGCTGTCGGGATGGTAAAACATATACCTAGCAGGAAATTCTTGATAGATCCGACCCTTCTTTGGATCTCTCTCGACGACTTTAACGATGTCGTCATCTTTTGCCCAAACGGCATCTACATAACTCATATTTTTCTCCTACCGTTTATGGCCGGCTTACCTTTATAATAGCGACTTATGGCTCGCGAAGCCTTTCTCATTTTAATTAATTATCATTCTAACAAGGCCGATTGTATCGATTGTGGTAAGCAAGATATAATTAGCAAGCATACCAAAGGAACGACGACTAAAAGCGCACCAAGCGTAAATAGCACAACCTGTAATCCAAATTGGGTACATGGCAAGAAGGGGTGGAGTAGGCACGGTTGCGGCCATAGTGATAGAACAGCCAATAGATATAGCCCAAGCCAAGACCTCAAGACAAAACCGTACTCTATGACTTTTGTAATCTTCTTGTATCCAGTTGAAGATTCCATGTACTATATCATTCATTTATCGTCACGGCGGTGTGAGTGGCCGCTGATATCTACAATAGTTTCGAGATCATCAAATTCTCTCCAAACTTGATCCCATTGATCCTTCATTGAAACTCTAATTGCTTTTTTGATTACACTAGGTTTGACTTCTAATTCTTCTGCTACTGCTTTAATGGTATCGTTTAGTCCTTCTTGGAGATCTTGTATCTCCTGCATAACTGTCATGCCTTCTGAAACGATCTGTTTAATTTTAGCCTGCTCAGGCGCACCAAATGCTTTTCCCATGTTTATTCTCCTAATGTTTTATTGTAGATATATTTACAGATAATGTCAATGGTTATTTTGAATAATTACATAGTACGGTTGTTAAAGTGGCACCACGGGGATCAAAAATACAAAAATTTTCCACTTTTCTTTTTGTAGCATCAACGAATTGGCAGACGAGTATGCTACCCGTGATCGTACTATTTCTTTGATTGTGCAGGCACGTCGAATACTGTTCTGTATTTTTGTGTCTTGGGATTCCAAACTGTACGGCCTTTAACTCCGCTGAGTTTTTCTTTGCTGGACATTTCGTCCCATGTCTTGGCTACAGTTTTTGGTTTTTCGCTATCGTTCTCGCCTATGTCTCGCACTTTGACCCAATGACCTTTTGGATGAGATGGAATAATAACATCATTGGGCTGTACATCATTTTCTGAATCTTTACGAGGATCGGCTCCCATGCTTTGGCCAGTTGGCTGGCTCATCATCTGTTTAAGTGGCTTGTATATAGGGCTAACGACATCCATGTGTTGATCTTTTATAGCGTTATGAAGATCACTGCCGGGTTCTACTGACTTGCCGTCGATGGAATATGTCCAATCTCCGGTGTCTGTCGGATGGGCATCAACTGATACTTCTTCGGCAGTTACCACAGGTTTATTACTGCTCTTACGTGTAGCAGCACCTAGTCCTGATACTTTACCTTTACTTGAACCTCTGCCTCCGGCCGCGCCAATATGCTTGCTACCATAACTTAGTCCCGGATTCTTTGGACCTTTTTGTGGTTTTAGGTGTTGTATCTTACCGCCCTTTGCTAAAAAGTTTTTCATAGCTTCGTCGTCTTCTGATACACTTTCTGCTGCATCGCCTCCGACCAAATCACCTGCTCGGGCAGGGCGTTTCATATTGCCTTTAAGTTGACCTGCTGAACCTAGTTTGTTTTTTTTTGAGCCGACAAAGTTACTAGCAGGCGACATTCTCTCACTTAATTTTTGTGCCAATGAGCGTGTTAGTTTGCTTTCAAACGCATCGCTGGCATGTTTTTCAAAGTTTCTATATTCAATAAAGTGCTTGGCCGAACTAACGGCTTCACTGGCCTTGGTTAGTTTCATGCTGACCCAGCTGGCTAAGTT